CAGATAATTTATGCAACCAATTGTAAACTGCTGTAGAACAGAAGAATACAGTTGAACCTGCATTATTATATCTAGGATCTAACATTGCTGATAAATCATCCAAGAAGTCATCTTGTGTTTTTGTAGCTGTATTTAAACTAAACGCATTACCATAAGTTGAGATATAGTTTACTGCACCTTCTGTAGTTCCATAAGTATTATTATAAGAACCAAACAATAATGCATTTTCAATATCCCATTTATGTTCAATTAGTTTTTCTTTCCATATACGGGCCCATTCGTTACCTTCATATTTTAAAACTGTAGCTCTATCAGTATTATTCATAACTGCTGAAGTTTTGAAAATCTGAGTTTGGCCATAGTCTGTAGAATATGGTTGGTCTGCCCAAGTTTCTGGATAACCAGAACCTGCAGCAAATGCTGAACCTACAACATAACATTTAAATGGTTCCATAACCTCTTGTGATTTAGCTGTAGTTGTTTGAGTAGCATCATATGCTAAACCAGCAGCACTATCATCAGTTACATCTGAACTAGCTACAGCATCTGTAAAGAATACAGCTGATCCAGAACCTTTAACACATGTTGCATTAACAACAGCTTTATTAACACCAGTAGCAGCTGCTGAAGAACTTTCTGGTAATGTATCAAGATCTACACTATTAATTTTCCATAATGTATATCCTGATGGTGTACCAGCATCTGCATTAGCTTCAGTTGATGCATGAGGTATTTTGATTATTTGACCAGGTATAAAGAACTTTGGTTGAGTTCCATCTACACCTTCATAATAATCAACTGTTTGTCCGTATATGTTTGTCATATTACCGTCATTATTATAATCGGTAAAGAATGAAAACGAATATACATTTCCTTCAGCAGGTGTTCCAGTTGTAGCTGGAGCAGTTGCTGGGATACTTATAGCTGACGTACTAAAGTCAGACATATAAGCATATCTTTTTGTATAAGACGATCTCTTTTCAGTAAATTTGAAAGAAGGATCATCTGTTGGTTTTTTGGAAACCATACTTAAAAATCTAAAGAATGGATCTTGCGCTAAAGCTAACTCTGATACATAATCACCAAAGTTATACTTTCTACGTAACGCACCAGTATCTAACTGAGCATTACCTGACGCAGAAGGATCTATAGATCTAAGGCCGCCTCCACTATATAGGCTATTACCACCTATAGTATTGCTATCTGCCATTTTATCTCCTTAATTATCAATTAAGTCTGGACAGATATAAAATATATCTACCCAAACAAGTTATCTACGCTATTGCCAGTGCCTAATATTGAATTAAAGACATCTCTTTCTTCAGTATTTGTTTGGCCCTGACTATTAGCTCCACTAGCAGATGTAGGCATACTTCGTACATTTTTCATTTGGTTTAGCATATCTTGCTTTGTATTAGAAGCAACATTTTGAGCAGCAGTATCTTTATTTAGAATATAATTAACATCATCTAAAGTCATGACATGTTCAGATGCTTTCTTTTTGAAAGTATCAAAGTCTTCATCAGACATGTTATTTTTCTTTTTAAAGTCTTCCTCAGCATGTTGTTTTTGCTTTGCAGCATAAATTTGCTGAGCTCTAACTTGCTCTTGTTGAACCATACCATCGACACGCTGTTTAACTAACCCATCTACATGAGCATTCATTAATTTAGCACTATCGGATTCTGGATCAGTCATTGCTTCTTGTTGGTCAAACTGAAAATCTTCATCAAGTTTTAATTCTTCTTGAATTGATTTTGCAGGTTGTCCACCATTAACCAAATAGTCACGAACATGATCTACAAGTCCACTATCTTTCTTCATGGCATCAAGAACAGGTACAAATTGTTCAACTTGTTTGTATCTGTCTCGCCATTTAACAGCCTCTCTACTACTATCAGTATATCGTTTTTCCCAGTCTGTGCTGTTATTCGACTGCGCCACAGTTTTGGAGCCATTGTCATTATTAGCGCGGGTTGCCTGTTCAGGGGCCGCTGATTGACTTTGGGTTGCCTCAGTGTCTATTATTCCACCATTTACTTGGTTTTCAAGATCACTAAAGAACTTTTCGGAGCCTGGTCCTTTTGATGCTTCTGCAGCCTCTAATGAGTCTGCTTGCATTCCAATTTCAGGGTTACCTTTAGATTCTTTCATGATTTCTCCTTTATTCTAGTTTATAGTTTATTCATTTTTGGATGTATTTTCCAAATTATTTTTAAAATTTTCTAAAATTGTTTCTGCTTCTGTTTGATTTGCTTGAGCATTATTAGCCATTACATTTCTAAGAAGTTTATGTTTTCCTTCTGTTTCAACAAACTCTTTATTGATATTTGCTTTAACTTCTTCTTTCTTTTTATTAATCTCAACTTCAGCATCTTTAACTTTACCTTTAATACCAGCTTGAACAAGTTGTCTTTCAAGAGTTTCAATTGTTCCTTCTTTATCTTTCATAGCTTCAGATAGTTGTTGAACTTGACCTTGTAATTGAGAATATAAAGATTTACGTTTAACAATGCTTTCTTTATTTTTAATGTCTGTTTCTGCAAGAACAGCTATATCATCTACAACTCCCATTTTCATAAGTTCTTTTAATTCTTCTAAATAAGCCCACCTATTAATTGGCATTGTAGATCCAGATACAATTCGTATATCAAACTTTTGAGCAGATATATCCATTGATTTTCCTATAGCTTCTCCCATATCATTATAAACAGGAACATTAATTTCTTTTTCTTTACCTTCTTGAATTGCATTAGGTTGAACAATTCTAAATCTTTTATTTGCTTTATATGTAGCCTGTGAAAACTGAAGTATTAATTCACCTAATCTTTTTAAAGATGGCTCTATACTTGTATTCATCCATTGTTTAATTCTTCTTGTACCATATTCATCTAACGCAAGCATACCTCTATAAGTTTCGCTAGCCCCACCTGCATCACCCATCATAGAACTATAAATACCTGCTAAATATTCAACATCTTGTTTTCCTTGTTGAACTACTTGAAAGAATGCACTTGCAAGAGGAGCAGGCATTACAGGAGTAGGTCTTTCAACTCCTGGTCTTATAGGTAATAAAGCTCCTGGTGAAGCAGAATATTTTTCCCAAAGTTCTGCGTCTATAGAACCTTCTTCATACATCCATCTTAAGCTACTTCCTAAAGAAGCGTTATGAACCATAATTTGATGAGATTTATTTATTTCTTGCTGTTTACCTACCAAAGGAGAAACTGCACTCATTGAATAAGGTGTTCCAGTCCATTTAAAATGCATAGGAACTATAGGATATTCTGTAATAGTATCAGGAAGCATTTTTTCATATAACAATGCATCTCCCACAGAGCAAGTTTGTTTTATTCTTGTTACATAAAACTGAATACTGTCAACTATATTTTTAGCAAACTTTTCATCTTTAGCAAGTTTTTTAAATTCCTTTTCAGAAAGAATTATGTTTTCTACTTTTGAAGCTTCTGATTGTAATTGGCTCATGCATTCTTGTTCAAAAGATTTTAATTGATTTGCCATCATCTCTTGTGCTTTTTGCATTTCTAATTCATATCGTTCTGGAAGCATTTCACCAGATTGTACAGCCATTTGCATTTGTTTTTCTTGCTCTAACAACTGTACTTCTAATTCTTTTTGCATTTCCATAACTTGAACTTTGCATTGTTCTTGGATTTGTTTTAAAACTTTTTCATCAGGTGGAACTCTAAAGTATAAACTTACATTAGATTCTTTAACTTTTTCATAAACTTCAAAATATTCAGCTAACTGATCTACTTCCCCTTTTCCTGTTATACCTTGAGAATTTTGTTCTGTATCATCATTATATGTAAATAGTTTTTGATCTTCAGTTCCCATAGAACGTTTACTAAATGAAAACTCAGATGACTCATCACTATTAGATTTTAATATTTTAGATTTACTTCCAGGAAATAATTGTATTAAATGATTTTTAGGTAATATTTTTCTAATCATTATAAATGCAGCATCACTAAATAACATATCTCTTGATTTAGGGTCTATTAAAATATCAAATGGTTCTGGTTGTTGAACTACAACTTCTCCCATTCCGTTATCAGCATCCTGATCAACAGTAACTAATAAATAGCCTATACTTTTAGTAACACAATCATTTATGGCATTATTATAAAGTGACGAACCATTTGAATTATTCCAAATATAATCTGATAAATCAGACATAACTGCAGCAACTCCAGAATCACTACCTTCTGCTCCTATAGCTTGCCATCTTGGATTATTATCAGTTGCATAAAAATTTAACATTTCTACAACAGGTAAAATCCTATTTATAGTAAATGTTGGCATACCTTGTTCTTCTAATGCAACTCTTTCTTCATTTGATAACTGTTCATCGTGAGCAAATTCAAACCCTTTTTGGTTTATTCTTTCCCATTGTTTTCTAGTCCAGTTATTTGCTAGGTTGTATAATTGTCTTATTTCGTCTACTCTTTTTTGTTTTGCCATTTTTTTTACCTAATTTATTTTTTTTAAAGTATCCATTATAGCGCTTTCAATTGGCGCAGGTTTAAAAGCATCACCTAATTGTGTAATCATAACTTCGTAATATCTAGGGTCAACTTGAGAAACATCTTTATATTCAATTTTACCTTCTGAATTTTCATGTTTTTCACCTCTAGCGTCTCCGTATCTCCATATGTTTATCATTGCATGAGGATCATTATTTGCTAAATTTTTAAATTGCCATTTCATTAATTTTTTTGCAGAACTTTCATACAAATCTTTTTCGTCATCCGT